ACGTACCTATCCTTAAGTTAACTAACAACGAAGAACATCACTTTGAGGGTGGTGCACTTGACATCAACGCTGCTACTGATATCAGTGGTAACTTGAGACTATTCAAATCTACATGTGTTGAGGATCCTGATGCTATCCAGTTTAGTAACCAGTCATTTACTCCAACATTCAGAGTTGAATCTGAGTTTGGTGACACATTTGTTGGTCGTTTACTTGACGTTAATGGTATTGCATCATTAACTCCAACTAACACACAACCAATTCTTGATGTTAGAAATCTAGGTGTCAATGGTGTTAATAACTTTAGCATCATGCAAGATGGATCTATTGATGGATTTGGTTACAAAGGATATAAAAATAAAAACGGTGGACATATTTCTAAATTTATTAACGCAGATGATACTCTATCTGTCAATATAAATTATATTGTAGCGGTAGCTGCTGCTACAGGTGCACTTATCCTCACACTTCCAACTAATGCTGAGACAGGTGATATTATCAGAATTACTGAAGTTGCAGGAGAGTTAACTTACAATAACTCACTTGTAATTCGTGCTCCAATTGTTGAGGGTGAACCAGTAGCACTTCAAGGAGATACTTCGGGAACTAAGTTGGGTGGTTTATCTACACCATATGGATCTGGTGAACTGGTTGTTCAAAACAGAAATGCATCCTTTGGACTCATTTACGTTGGACAAACAGATGGTGATAACTTTATCCCTGCTAGCTATCAAGGTTGGTGGTTAACTGAACTATAATGGCATTCTACAACAGACTAAAAACTATGAAATCTGCTCCCGTAGGCACTATCATGCCTTGGAGTGGACAATCTAGTGTTGGCGATCTTCCTAATAACATACCTACAGGATGGATTGTTTGTGATGGTAGGACTTTTCAATGCAATGAGTTTCCTTTATTAGCATCTATAATTGGAAATACATATGGTCCTACTGACGATTCTATTATTGGTAATTTTCCTGACTATGAAGAGGCAGATAGTTTTAGAGTTCCTAACATGAATGGTAGGGCGATGGTTGATCTTGAAAAATCATATTTACAGCAAGATAAGTATCAATTTGGACAACCTGATGCCGAAGCTGTGATTGGTGATTTAATTTCTGAAGATGGTACGGGTGTTACTCCTCCAACCATCTACAGTGCTGATACGGATCTAAATTTTCAGTTAGATCCGATTGACACAATGGCAGGAAAAATTCAAAATATTACATTGAATGATCCTACATGGGCTAAAACTTATTATACAATCGGGAGAAAATTGGGTCTTGACCATACACCAGGTCATAAACATGGTGGACAATACACAACAGCAATTGCTGATGGTAAATACGTTCAGGTATTTGAAGCACCAATACCTGACATTGGTGGTAGTGGAAATTATGAGTCTGTAGTGTTAGAAGGTATTGGAAATGACACTGCGGATACTTGGATAAATGGAGCTGGTAATATGACATATTATGATGAAAACACTCTAGTAACAACTGATCAAGCAAAAACTTTTACACAGGATAGAATTCCAGTAGCACAACATGTATCGCAGATTCCTTTTAATGGTGCATACACTGCTCCATTTTCCACCACATATAACGTAGCACCAAGTTCCTCACCTAATCCTTATGATCACTCCTTGAGACAGGTAACAGGTGTATTCCCACCACCAATGAATATTTTTGGTAGACCAAACTATTACAACGGAGATGTTGGCACAACATATCCTACAAACCTTAGTCATATTGCACAAGATTTTACAGATAAAACATTAGGATCACATAACCATTTCAGTTTTGATATCTCTATGAACAGAGGTGGACTTAGAATTCCGCCAAATATTGCTGTAAATAACGTGCAATCTTATACAGTTAACGTTCAAGACATCCCAAATGCGTTAAATATTCTTATGGACAATCAAACACCATCACAAACTGTGATAATGATTATCAGAGCTTACTAAAATGGCAGTCTTTTTAAATCAAGAAAGAACCAAGATAGGAACGACAACAGGAACGTTGATTGCTTTTCCTCAGGAGTTAGAAGTAAACGATCCTAATGTAGGAAATAGTGCATCACTACTTCCTGCTGGTTATTTAAGATGTGATGGTACAATTTATAGTTCAGCAGTATATCCAGCACTTGCAGAAGTTATTGGAACGGGTGATAACTGTGCATTTAGACAAGAAGGTCAAACTTTAACAGATACACAATTCCAAGTACCAGATTTAAGATCTAAATTTATCAGAGCTAGTTCTGCATCTGATCAAGGTGTTATTAATGATAATACAGTAACCAATGCTGCAGGACAAGTTATTGAAAGATCTGGTGTTGGCGTCAATGTCTCATCAAATGTGGGATCTAATGCAGTTGTTGATATGATAGGAGAATTTAGAGTTCCTGCTAGAACTGTTCCTCTTACAGGTAATGTCGGTTTTACTAAACCTAAAAGACCTGATGAAGAAGTTGTACCTATAACTGCTATTTTACCACATATGCATTATAGTACAACTGCTAGGTGTAGAACTGCTAGACGTCAAGGTAGTGATGTATTTGAATTAAATTACTTCAACCTTGCATCTACAATTGGTGTTGAAGATTGGTATGATGCCACTGATTCTGGTGATCCTGATGCAAGACAACCTGCGTGTAAGCACTATGGACAATGGAAAGACTGGAACCAAGATGATGATGGAGATGGTGAATCAGACAATTTTATTCCTGGTGGTGGTCCTTTTTCAGCATCTTTTCAATATTTTGGTATTTGTAAATCTGGTTGTGGTCAATTTATAAACAGTTGTCTTGTTCCAACTGGAAAGACCCATGCTACCAATACCACTCCAGAAGGACAATGTATCCAAACATATCCACTCTTTCTATTACCTCCTTTTGTTGGTCCTTTTCCCTGTCCAGATACATCTGAACCGATTTTGGCAAACTATATTGCAGGTGGTGAAGGCGTTGAATCTGATGATATTCCTACTTCTGCAGCAGGTCCTAGTGGTGTTGTGCAGTCTTTTGAATTATATGAAAGTCTTGATGTTTTAGCTGGTTTTGATGGAAACAACTACTATAGTAAAGGTACAGGACAATATGCGTATACCTCATATGCTGCTAATTGGACTAATTTAGATGATACAGCTTCAAGTGAAGTTGATCTAGTTGGTGGTACTGGAAGTGGATTTAGAGTATTGTGCCAGTTTGAAGCATGGCCAGGAGCTGGTGGAAATCCAACCAATACGAGATATACTGTTAAATCTATAATTAGTGGCGGTTCGGGATATTCAGCAGGTGATGTATTAACTTTTCCTGATATATCAGGAAAAAATATTGGTAGTGCACCTTCTATTGGTAATGGAGGAATTAGTTTTAGAATTGTAACTACAGCTTTTGAAAATTTATCAGATATTGCAGCATATAGTCACAATCAATCTTTACATGATGTTTTACCATGTGATACTGTTGTGGATATTCCTAACCAAGTAGCATATCCTCAACTTTCAAACATTATTGAAACTACTGATGCATTTGATTATGATAGTGATCCTACGCAACATACACATACTATTACCTATACAACTGGACTTACTAATTATGACTTAAATATACCAGAGACATTCATTGCTGTTGATGGAATGAGTGCTACTATTTCTATTCAAGCAGAAACTGACACAAAGATTGATAGTCTAATTTCTCCTTTTGTTATGGTAGATTACTTAATTAAGACCTAAAATGTCAAGAAACATACGTACTAATTTTCTTACAGATAAATCAACATTTGGCAACTCCACAATGCCAATTGGTTCCGTAGTGCCTATATTTAAAGCAGTATCTGAAAAGGTTACTGATAATGGAGTGGTAGATAAAGATAATGGTTTAGGAGCAGTTGTTGGTGGTGTTGGTGGTGGTAGTGGATATTTTGATGATTTAGGAACAGTAGATGGTTATCCTACAGCTCCAATAAGTTTAGAATTTCAATCAGGAGTAAGTCTTACTGTAGGAACAGATATTGTTAATATTCCTAATCATCCCTTCATTGAAGGTGATAAACTAACAGTTGTTTCAACAGATCAATCTCCTGATAAAGCTAAATTTGGAGGATCTATTGAATCTTTTACTATTGGTGGTGGCGGTGGCAGTGGATACACATCTGCACCACTTGTACAAGTGACTGACACTGGTAGTGGTCCTGTTACTAGTGGATCATTTTCTGCAGAAGTTGATGTTAGTACAGGAAAGGTTACTGCAATTAATGTTATTGATGGCGGTGCAGGATACCAATTTCCTGTTGTTACATTGATTGGTGGAGGTGGTACAGGTGCTACAGCAACACCAGTATTAGCAACAGGTGGTGTTGGTGGTGTTACTCTTGATAGAGGATTTGTATTTTATGTTGATGTTGTTGATGCAAATAATATTAGACTTTCTAGAAGTAATGCAGAAATTGGTGCAGGAAAATATTATAATATTACTACCATTGGTTCTAATGGTACAATTAGAGTAGCATCAAGCACTGGATTTGGGTTAAGAGTTGGTGTAGCAGCAGAAGATGATGGTACTTTAGAATTTTGTAGTGTAGTAAAACAAGGTTATGGATACGCTGATAATGATGTAGTTTATGTTTTACAACCAGGCAGTAGTGGAACAGGAAGAATTGAAATTGTTAATACAAACTCACCAACTGCTAGTGAACCAGATGTGCAGTATGAAGGTTGGTTATATTGTGATGGAAGTGAATATGATGCAGATATGTTTCCATTATTGTATCAGGTTATTGAGAACAAATATGGTGGACTTGGTGTAGCTTATGACCCATCAAACTTTGGACAAGATTCTGGTGGTATCACATTTAACGTTCCTGACTATAAAGCTAGAAAAATAGTTGGTGCTGGTGGTGGTGTTAGCGGTCCTGGATCTCCTGTATCAGGTAATGTTATCGCTACTGTTGGACAAACTGGTGGTAGATGGTTTTTCTCAAAGACACAACAAGAAGCACTATTTGATATTGGAAATATAGTAATTGATGGATATCCAAATGTAACTGAATTTGTTGGTGGTACTTTAACTGGTGAGGTAGGATTACAAATAGGTCCTTTACAAGACAAAATGCTAACTTCAGTCCCTGAACATGATCACGCTCTTATGACATCAACAGCACCACAGGCAGGAGCATTTGAGGGATCTGCATATGCTGTTGATAATTTTCTTGCTAGTTATAAAGACACTGTAGGACAAGTTAACTTCTTTTTACCAACTGATGGAACACCATTATTTCATAGTCATGGTGTGGTAGATTATATTATTACTGATCCATCCCTATCTACATTTGGTAATGTAAAGTTAATCGGTGAGACAATAGATGTGACCATTACTGCAACAAATATAATTAGCGAAACTGAAGGAACTAAATTTAATATTACTGGTCATGATCTAGTTACTGGATATAAAATTAGAGTTAAATCAAACGATCAGTCAACTCTATGCACATTTGATGTAGATGGTGTAAATGTTGCATTTACAACAAATACAGAGTGGTATGTAATTGTAATTGATGAAGATAATTTTTATCTAGCAAAATCAAAATATAAAGCTAAAATAGGTGACGCATTATTCGCGACAACCAATGGTAACGCTGGTTCTGATATTGTAATAGAATTATTGTATAAAATGGCGGGAAATTTACCAGCGGATACTGTTACAACCATTATACAACCAAGTGATACAGTATATGATATTGATGACAATTATACCATTGGTGGTAAAACAATAATAAATGAAGATGGTACATCTACTAAAACTGTAACCGTTGTAGAATCCAATGTTCCTGGATCTTATACAGTTCCAGCTCCAACTGCCGAACAAATACCAATTGTAGGTGTTAGTGGATATCTTAGTAGTGGTGGAGGTGGAGGTGCTACCACTGAGAATAATGGTCAACCTGGTCAACCTTCTTACTATCAATTTACATATAGTGGAACCACAATACAAATTACATCAGAAGGCGGTGGTGGCGGTAATAAAGGCACTGGTGCTGGTGCTAGTAGTGGTGATGGAGGTGATGGAGGACTATGTACATTAACTGCAACTGGTGGTGGTTCTGGTGGTAGTGTAAATGTTAGTAGTACAGGAACATATAGTATAGGTGGATTAGATGTTCAAATTCAACAATTTTATGCTGGAATTGATGGTAGTGATGGAAGTCCTGACTCAGGTGGTGCAGGTGGAGTATCAGCTTTAATTGGGGGTGCAGGTGGCGATGGTTCTAGAACTTTATTTACTGGAACTAATGATGTGACAACAACATTTAATACACCAAATGGTGGACAGGGTGGTACTTTTGATACTTATAATGTTCCAAATACATGGCCACTTGATAAACTGAGAGCAACTATTAGAGGTGGTGGCGGAAGTTCTGGTGGTAGAGGTGATGGAGCTCTCTGGCATGCAGGAGATGGTGGTCCTGGTAAACAAATGATTGTAGATATTAATAATCCTAATGATTTTGGGTCATTAAGAGTTTATGTTGGTGGTGGTGGAACACATCCTACTAATATTAGTACTGGAAGTAATCCCAAATATTTTGGTGGTATAGGTTCAAATAATGGTTTTGCGATAGGTGGTAATGGAGGTAATGGTACTGGAGGTGGCGGTGGCGGTGGCGCAGGTGCTGCATCTGCTATTGGTAGTTCTGTAGTTATGATCGCTGGAGCTGCTGGTGGCGGTGGCGGAGGTGCTGGTGGATCAGGTTCTCAAAGTAATGATATGAATGGACAAACTACTGGTAATGATGGTACTCAAAATTTAAGTAATATCTTCTCTGGTTCTGGTCAAAAAGGTCAAAACTCAACCTGCTCTGGTGGTGGAGGAGGCGGAGGAGGCGGTGGTCTCGGTTCTGGTACTGGCATCGGTGGTGGCGGTGGTTCTGGAAACGGTAATAACGCACGAAGAGAGGGTTATGGTGGTAAAAGAGGACGTACTGCATATAAAGGATCTGGACCAGGTGCTACTGCTAATTTTATTGATGAGGGTAATGCTGGTAATGGCACTAATGTTAATGCAGGACAGATGGCTGATGGTGGTGATGGATCTGTTGTGTTTGTTGCAACAGAAAACCAAACATTCCTAGGTGCTGGTGGCGGTGGCGGTGGGTCAGGTTCATACTTCTTCTTTAAATTTGACATTGATGATATTAACGCTGGAACAATGGTTGTTGGTGATGGTGGCGAAAATGGTGGCGATCCTGGATCAGCTGCTATCAAATATGTAATAACAGAAACTATTGACGGTGGAACATCTATCTCAGTTACTTCTGGATTATTTGATAGTGCAAGTCCTCAAGTTGATTACGTTCAGTCTGGAACTGGTAGCGGAGTAAATGGAGGTTTTGCTTCCATTGATTCTGAAAAATATCTTAGATTTTTTGGAAATGAAGCCATACGATATGCAAGAACAATTCCAATTGATGCGACTGTAGGTAACTCAAAAGGATCAGAGATTAATACAGTTAAAATAAGAGTTATTCGTGGTAATGGTAGTAATGGTGGAGAAACACCAAATGAACCACTAGAACTATTTGCTAGTAATGATAATGCTACTAGTTTCACTAAGATTGGTACAATTTCCTCTGCTACTGGTCCTACAACTTGGACTATGGTTGATATTCCTTTACCAACAAGCATGAGAGTATCTACTTTGATATTGGATGTAAGACAAACAAGATCTGGTGCTGGAAATCCTAATCTTGATAATTTTGGTATTGACTATGTTGCATTTGCTCATAATGAGAAAGAGGAAACTATCACGACATATCCTTCTGGTAAAGCTGATTTAGGAATTGAATTTGTTACTGAACGTATTGAACCACAAGGAGATCCACTTAACAGTGCTGGTCTTGAAGTAAATGAAGGTACATTTACACTATCATCTGCTGTTAAATTAAATGTTAGTTCTTCATTACAACCAGATATTGACATTCCGCTGTTAACAAGGTATCATTTAGTTAAGTATATGATCAGAGCTTATTAATGTTACAAGCGAGTGAAAGTGGATTGATCATTGATCCTGATAGAATAGAAGGAAAGTTTGAAGATTTTATTGGTGTGTATAAAAGATTCGTACATCATGAAATATGTAGTGCTATCATATCTACCTTTGAAAGTTGTATAAAAATCAATCCAGATTACGTATTACAGTATGGCAGTGAACAAATGCCAGAAAAGAAATTAGCACGTCATGATGTTAGTTTGATGTATGATGATATTGATATGGAATTGTCTACACATTTCTATAAGTATTTGAATGCTGCATTTGAAAACTACAAACAAGAGTATGATCATATCAATAGAGTTAAAATGGCATCAATTGGTTTGAAAGTACAAAGAACTCCAGTTGGTGGTGGATACCACACATGGCATTATGAAAACTCTAGTTTTAGAGCAGCAAATCGTGAGTTAGCATGGATGGTATACTTAAATGATATGCCAGATGGTGAAGCAGAAACAGAATTCTTGTATCAAAAGAAGAGATACAAACCACAAACAGGTACATTACTGATCTGGCCAGCAGGAATGACACATGTTCATCGTGGAAACACAGTCTTCACCCATGATAAATATATTGCAACAGGCTGGTTCATTAAAATCCCTTAA